TGATGCGGTAGCAGGTGACTTGCACGGGGCGCATGGTGGCGGCGTCCCAATCGCTGAATTTTTTAGTCTCGATGTCGCGGGCTTCTATGGCGTCGCGCAGGAGGTCGTGGACATTGCGCTCGGGGCAGCCGAGTTGGCGGGCGGCTTGCTGGCGGGTGAGCCATCCTTGGTTTGCGGGGATGCCGTATTTGAGGGCTTTGTGCTTGAGGGCGATGGCGGCGAGTTTGTTCATGCGGACTTGGGTTTGAGGAGGAGGCTGGCGTAGCTGGTGCCTTCGTTGATGGTGACATTCACCATCTGGAAGTTGCCGGTCTTTTTGCTGATGAAGCGGACGAGGTAGCCGTGGGTCCATTCTGTGGGGCGGGTGTTGGCGTAGAGGGGCTGGCGTTTGCACAGGCAGCCGGGGTTCCAGGCGGAAATGAGGCCGACGCCTGGGAGGTGCATTGGCTTGTAGGCGGCGCGGTGCGTGTCGAAGAAAACGATATTCGCAGCGGCCTTGGCCATAGCTTGTCCAGCGGCGTCGCGGGCGTTGCTGATTTTGTGCACGAAAAACGCCTTGTCGATTTTGACCCAGCCTGGCGTGTCGCAATCGCCGTGGGTTTTGCCCTGGTGGTAGTAGCGGATGCCTCGGTCTTTGAGCCTCAACACATGCTCGGCACAAAAGGTGCGGCGAAGGAGGTCGGTATCCTTGTGGTGCGCGAGGCGTTGGGTGAGCGCCCACCGCTCGACGCGCCATTCGTGGTTGCCTTCTACATAATGAACCTCAGAGGGCGAGGCGGCGGCGAGGATTTGGTCGAGCAGGGAATTGCTGACGGCGATGTCATCTTCGTAGCTGTCCTCGGTCTCTGCCACATAGCCAAGCGCGTGGTGCTCGGCCAAGAATCCGCCGCAGTCGATAAAATCTCCGCCGATGATGAGTCGGTCTGGATTGATGGATTTGAGGTCTGCGAGGAAAGCAGCCATCGCGGCAGGGTCGTGCTTGTTGCCGTGGAGATGCGCGGAGCAACCTTGCGCGGCGGCTTCGTGAAGCGGGAACGCTCAAGAGCCTTTACGGTCTCGGCGTGTGCGCGGCGCTCGGCCTCAAGTTGCGCTCGCGCTTGCGCAGCCTCGTTTTGCGCGGCGGTGACTTGGCTGGCGTGAACGATGTTTTGCAGTCTGTTGGTCTTCATACTTCTTCCTCCTCTTCTTCGTCTTCAAAAGGGAACAAAATGTCGCTGGTCCTATCGGCCAGCGCTTCGACGGCGTATTGGTTCCCAAATTTCAAATCCATGTGGTAGGTCGTGCCGCCTTCCTCCCAAGAGACCACTGCAAGGCCGACATCAAATTGCTCGACGAGTTCTTTTCGGATGCGCTCCAGCACGGCTTTACGGGTGGCGGGCTTGCGTTTGGCGCTCATGCAAATATGTCTTTGCCTGCGGCGACTCGCTCACGCATTTGGGCGAGGCTGAGGCCGGTTGGCACTTCGTAGTGAGGTGTGTCTTTAAAGCTCTTGAAATCCCCTCCCCAGGTGAGCCCAAGGCTGCGGGCGGCTTGGCCGATCTCGGTGTAGATGGGCGAGTTTGTGAGGTAGGCTTTGCCTCTAAAAAGGCCGATGTCCCAGGCTGTGCCGAAGTTGTGGTTGGAAAAACCAGCTCGGGCATTGGTGACTTTCGGGCCTCCGGTGGTGCGGCCTTTGGCGTAGAGCGCATCCTGTTCGGCGTAGCTGCGCAGGCCGCTGATGATGCGGACTACCACACCGTGCTTGGCGGCGAGGTCGAGCGCGAGTCGCATGAACTCTCGCGCTCTCGGCTGGGCGGCTGGGTGCAGCGTCGAGATATTCCGCTCGGTGCGCTCGTCGAAGGTCATTTGCTTGATTTCGGCTTGGGTAGCTCAGGCAGGGCGTAGCAAAAAGTGCCGTAGTCTGTTTTGAGGCAGACTTGAGGCGCACCCATGCTGGCGCACCCGCCAAGGAGCAGGAGCGCCCCCACGGCAAAGGCCGCTGCAAGCAGTCCGGTCACAAGTTGAGCCGGGTGGATCATTTGGCTTCCTTACGGAAAACCTCGATCAATCCAATGACGGCGGCCACTGCGGCCGCGATGGCGTTGACCTGGGCTGGGTCGATAGCAACCCCAGCAAGACCGGCGAGGATGGCGAGGCCACGGAATGTGGAAGGTTCTTTGAGGCGGGAGAGGATGTTATTCATGGGGGGGATGGTTTTTGGTCCAGTTGCGGACAATGACTGCGAAAGACGCCAAGCCCACCGCACAGCCGATGAGCAGCGAGGCTATGCGCAGCCAGGCTTCTATCTCAGGGAGCAGCGACACCGTAAGCCCCGTCGCCGTAGCGACGAGACCTGTGAAACTGGCGGCGGCTTGGTGGTGGTCCATACTAGCTAAGGGCTGCTGCGAGTTGTGCGCCGGTTGTGCTGACCGTGGATACCTGGGCAAGTCGGTCTGTGTTGAGTAGGTCCGTTTTGCCTTTTATGGCCGTAATGTCGGAGGTTGGAATGTTAGCTGCGGTTGCTCGGCTGGAAATTGTGGCATCCACCCTTCCAAGTTCGGTGGCGAGTTCTGCACGGACGGCGGTCGCATTCTGAACGGCAGTTGGCGGAGTAGTTGGCGCGGTGTAACCTGCTGTTGCCAACCTGCTGGAGACTGCGGCGTCCATACGGCCAAGCTCTGTGCCGAGTTCTGTGCGGACTGCGCTGGCCACGCTGGCGGCGGTTGGAGCGCTGGTCGGCGCGGTATATGCAGAGCTTGCCAACCTGCTGGATACCGTGGCATCCAAGTTAATGAGTTTTCCTCCGTTGCGTTCAAGATCGCTGCGGATTGCGGCAACAAGCGCAATTTGGTCCACATTCTGGTTCCCAATTGCGCCGACGATGGCGTTGAGGATTTGCTGTCCGTCGGATTCGTTGAGGATCGAGGACTCGACGGCGGTTGCAATAGCTGTGCGCTCTGCGCTGGTGAGTGAGTAGCCGGTCTTGTCTGCGGCTGCCCACACTGCGGTAGCGATGGCCGAGGCCGAAGGCACGCTTGGCGCGTTGGTCAGATTGGTGACCGTTGCAAGTGTGCCGGATGGTGAGAGACGACTGGACACCGTAGAGTCAAGGTTTTCCACTCCGGCGCGACCAAGAACCCAGAGCGAGGGAATGTGCTGTGCGTCAACGGTGGAGTCGGTTGTTTTGAAAATAGCGGCGTATTCTCCTTCGGAGCTGTTGTTAGTGGAAAGCGTGTAGCCATAAAGCCCGCCTCCGATTGCTGTGGCGCTGGCAGCGGTGACAATTTGCGTTCCGCTTGGGCTGTAAACATCTGCGGTAACGGTGAGGCCAGTTGCGCCTGTTTTATTTGCCGTAAAAAAAGCGACAAATTTGACGGGGTTGGATACTTGTTCGATCATGTTATTTAGTGGTTAGGTTGTTATATTCTTGTTCAGTTATTTCGTTTGCTCCTGACAATATAAACTCGTTTGAAATTTCTGGCATTGATGCAATTAGTATGTTCCCGTCAGAATCTTTTGGAGCCTTGTTCACCGGAGCAAACCAAGTATCAGCTTCCCCGGAGGGGTATCCCGCCTCACGATCCATTTTGGCGCGGATTGCTTCGTAATTTTCCGCATTAGTTTTAAAAAAACGATTCATTGTTTAATATATTGCCCATTTTGCATTAAGGTATTTTTTTAAAGCGTTAATATTATTATTAGAAAGAGCACTATTGTAAATCAAAAACTCGGCAAAATCATTCCTATAAAAAGTTCCTATTGAATTTGTTGAAAGATGCAATGATGTCATTGTAACATTTGCTGTTGCCCAAGTATTATCAAAATTATTATTGATAATAAGCCGTGAGTTTGCTCCATTAAAAACACCTACATACAGCTCAAAATTTGTTGGTTTTGTTCTGGCTGCCTGTGAACCAGTTGTAGTGTAAAGCAATGCCCTTGAACTTGTGTCGTAACCTAGTCCAATCAAGTTAGTATTATTTGCGGAAAGAATTATTCTCCAACCAGCAACATCTGCAATCGGATAAGCAACAAATACAAAAGTCATCGGAGAACTAACTGTTAGTGTGCTTGTTAATAAGTCGTTAGCACCATCAAATCTTAAAATATTTTTCCCGTTTTTAATTCCGGTTTTAAGAATAGGACGGGCATTGGCAGTGGCTTGTATAGCATGCTTATTGTTCCCCGACTTATCCGCCCAACGAGCTACAGTTGCGCCGTCTGAAGATACTAAGCCGCCGCCACTTGTAGCGTCGTAAAGCGTTGAGGCGTCATTTGCGT